CTCTTAACCATTTGCTCGACAGCACTTCTACCTTTCTGAGTGGCAGCGGCCTTAAGCTTCTCTGCATCTGCTGCGCGCCTCATTTCCTCCTGAAGCGCACGTTCTGCTTCGATACGGTCGTGAGATGCATTAATGGCGGCAATCTGGTCAGGAGTGGCATTAGACATTGACGCAGCATAAAGATCAGCAGCCCTCTTACCTTGAGTGAGAGCTACTTCCTGTTCTTTAAGCTTTCTTACTAATCTTTCGGCTGTTAGAGAGGTGGCCTTCGCAGCCTTATCTACCTGACTGTAGACTTGGGTTGCGTTGGTCTTTATTTGTATGTCTAGAACTGTTCCGTCTACGGTACTTGCCATTATTTTTCTCTCTATGCTGCTTTATCTTGAGATAGGCGAACCAATGATTGTATTCCTCGACCGTCATATCCAGAACAGTTTGCAGGGGCTGACCAAGATGTTCAGCCAAGAAGTACATATAATATACCTCTGTTGGCTCACCTTGATCATTGGTTAGTTTTTTTCAATTTCCTCTTCGCCACTGCTGACGTTGAGAACAAAACTAGCCAATCTCTGTACGATATCTGGATCTACGCTTTGACGTAGCTTCATCTTATCGCCTACATCAAATACGCTCTGATCCTTGCCGTCAACTAAACCAAAGATTACGGCATAAACCATATAATCCGTGGTGTCTCCATCGGCTCTGGCCAACCATTTAGCACGGTCATCCATAGTTAAATTCTTTGAGTAGAGAGTCACATCCCATTCAGGGACATGAATCTCTCTCTTCGCTTTAGAACTGAAATGGCTTACCGCCTTATCAATCAAGCTCATATATCACCTTAAGCTACAGTTTCTTCTGTTAAAGCACCGTTGCCTGTCACTGAGAAAGAAGCCTCAACTAAGCCGTCAAACGATGCTGACTTACTTACTGAAGTGATAATAGCAGAACCTGACCAATATTTGTTAGTCGAGCTGTTGCCATTTGGATAAAGGTTAAGAGTAATCTCAGCACCAACAGTCAAACCTTGCTGACCTGAATCAGAGGCATCCCAGTAAGCGTTGAAAGAAGAGGTCCAAGATTTCAATGTTGATTTGTTGCTCACCCAAGAATCACCCATTACGGTGTCTGCTACAACTTCAGCAGATTCTTCTAGTGACCAATCGCGGATTTCAGCTACGGCACTCGCGCCAACGTATACCGCACCAAACTGACCAGTTGATGTTGCCATTTTTAACTCCTGCGCCTAGTGCGCGTTATACAGTGGGCGATCCTTCTTTAGTGTGATAAATCACCTCAACGGTGAATTGACCCACAGCTACAGGCTGATCGCCATCGCCAGAGAACTGTGCATCAAATCCTGTGACCTTAACGTCTTTTACCAAGCCACCTAGCGTTACATCAGAGTAAACTGCGGCTTCGATTTCGGCACTAATGTCATCAAGCTTGTTATCGTAACCAGTGTTCGCTTTAACGTAGGCTTCGACCTTTACATTAAGCGTTCTCTCCTGAGTACGAGGTAAGCCCATTGTAACATAACTGGTGCGTTCAGCATCTGTGTAGATCAGAAGGCACGGCAGCTTCGGGCTTGAAAGCGGTCTTACTCTTGAGGCATAAATACTGCTGCCAGTAGTCGTAAGGCCAGTTAATAGAGTCTTTAATGACTCCCTGATCGATTGCCTTATATTCATACTACCTCTAGCATCACAGCGGTCATGCCAGTACCGTCTGACATCACAACCGTAACCTCGTAAGAACTACCGTTGTATGCTACAGAATCACCTTCAGCTATAACGGGTACATCTGAGGTGCGGCACATAAACTTTGGCTCATGGACAGCGAAATCTACCTCGCCACCACTCACCTCTCTAAATTCATCATCGAAGATTACTTTAATGGTGACAGATGAGCCGCCTTGCGGAGTGTATGTCACATCAACGCCAAAGTCGTTCAGAAGAATCAAGCGATCTTCATCTGTCTCAACCATTATTCTTCGCCTTCAGTAGGTTCTTTCTTTGCTCGCTTGCTTTTTGGTTTGGCAACACGAGTCTCTGTCTTGGCAGCTTCATGAACAGGCATGACGAACCCCAAGTTAACTAAGCGAGTTACACGCTCAGCATCAGCATCTATTTCTTTTCCGGCCTTATATGAATGACCGTCAATTACTACATCTTTCAAGACTTCAAATTTCATAAATCCTCCAGAGGATGTAGGGGGCAGTTGCCCACCCCCTTAAATCACATCAGTGATTAAACGCCATCGTTCGATACACAGAACGCTTGAGCGTGACGTACTGCACAGTCAACAGACTGCAATGCTACTACGCGAACAGTACCTGAAGTGCTGTTGGTGTATGGATCTACTACTAGGTCCAAACCGCCAAACATTCCCACCAATAATTGTGAGAAATCGCCCAAGAACACATCGCCTGCAGTCACTTGGTTAGAAGTGATTGCACGGTAGCCGTTTACAGTGCCGCCATTCTCATAAACGAACTGAGCTGTGCCAGAAGCTTTCTCAGTAGTTTTGAGTGCGCCAACAGTTGCAGAAGGCATGATGTAGCTCAAGCCACCGCTTACGTTATCGCTACGGATAGCTGATTCCATCGCTACGATTTCAGCAAAGCTTGGGTTAGCTGCACCGAAAGTAGTGGTGTTAACGCCTGAAGTAGACTTGATGCCAGTTGGAGCACCGCCAGTGCCGTCACCTGCCAAGGCAGCCAAGTCGATAGCCAATGCTAAAGCTTGAGCCAAGTCGTCACGTACAAGGGCTTCTACGTCCATTGAGCTTTGGATCATAAGTTGACGTGTAATGTCGGTGAACGCACCCAAAGTTTTAGGGCTGAGGCTCACAGAACCTACTGTCATCTCGCTTTCAGAGGCATTGCCGCCTTCAGTGCTGATCCAAGATGCTGCAGCAGCAGTCAATTTCTTAGGAATCTTCACATCGCCAGAGAGGCCATTCAACATACGTGCGCCTGCTTGCATTACGCTTGAGCTGTTGCGAAGTACATCGATGAACTCGTTGCCACGGTAATCTTCACCGAACAAGCTTGCTTCGTCTGAAGAGTTCAAGTCACGCTTCCAGTTACGCATAACTTCAGCAGGTAGCATGATACCTTGAGCTGTACGACCGTATTGCTCTGCAGCAGCACGTGAACATTCGAATTCGAAAGCAGCAGCTTCTTGAGCTCTACGATCAGTTGGGTTAGCCAAAGCATGGATAGCACGTAACAAAGAGAAACGCTGAGTTTCTTTCTGAGTCATGCCGATTTCTTGCTCTTCTAAAGCGCGTTGTGAGCCTACAGCTTCCAACAATTCACCACGGAACTGTTCGATTGATAGACCTTCCTGAATAGCTTTTTGAGCTAAGTCAGAACGCTTATGACGAGCACCAAGCTCAACGATTTGAGCTGCATTGCGCTGTGCGGTCTTCATGGCTTCTGCCTCAACCGCTTTGATATCAACTTCAGACATAGTAGTCTCCTTAATGAAGTTTGTTTCTATTTTGGGTTTTGTATCTGAGGTTTTCGCAGAACGCCCTAAACCAACCGACTCGTCAGCAGGCAGACTAACCAAACTTACCTCCAACGGACGCCATTTCTTAGCCACATAAGTGTCTTTTCCACGACCCCGCTCTAGCTTAGTTATCGAATACCCAACAGAAATATTTCCGCGAATATTATCGACAACATCCGTAAACATCTCAGCACCTAGTCCGGTTTTGCTAAACCTTACTTTAGCTCGTAGACGGCGAGCTTCGGTGTCGAGAGTTACACTTTCTACCACGCCAATCATGGCGTTCGGATCATGGTCCTTCAATAAGGGAGCACGACCTGAGTTAAGGAAGCTTAAATCAATAGCTTCCTCGGTATGTTCTAATATCTCCATGCCGAATGAACGCTGAACTGGTGCTTCGCTAGATACAGCGACCATCGCAGTGCGATTCTCTTCATCGACAGGTGAACCTGACATAGAGTATGAGCGGTGCTGAATCTCATCAGAAGAGAAGCGAACCTCTTCTACTTCAGTTTCCTCAACAGACTCTTCAACAACCTCAGCGGCACGTTCTTCAACGACCTGCTCTTCGGTTGTGACATCCTCTACAGGTTGGACAGACTCTTGTTCTGCCATTACTTCTTCATTCTTCTCCATCAGTATAGCCCTCTGGTGGAACGGGTGTAAAATTAGCTCCGTATGGCTCTAAAGCATACTGCACATCAAATTGATCCATCAATGTTTTGTCACGCTGAATCTGTGACAACAATTCTTCGGCATCCTTGCCAAACTGAGCAGCAACGTCCTGTAATGATAGAACACCACTCTTCAATCCGGTAACTGCGGCATTCATTTCCTTAACTGGGTCAACCCAACTCCAAGAGCGACCTCTGAACTCAGTAGCTTCAGCAAACTTGTCAAAACGAGCAACAGGGATGCCAAATGAGTTTACTTCCATTGCAGCAGACAGCCAACGCTCAAAAACAACACGTACAAAGTGATCAATGAAGAAGCTTTGTAGGTTTTTGTATTGGTCGCGCTCATCAAGAGCACCCTGTCTAATACTACTGTAAGAAGTAGCCTCTAAATCGTTTGTTAGCGCAGTATATGAAACACCAAGGCCAGACGCGATTCCTTTCAGCATGGCTTTATTGAATGAATCAAACTCGCCATTGGGATATTGCGGGTCAAAGCTTTGGAATGACACTCCGGCAGGCAACTGGTGGAAGCTCGCAGGTTCTGCTTCCATGATAGGGACGTTGTTATCCATATCGTCAGCCATGAAACCATCGCCATCAGGAGAGGTAAAGAAACCCATCTTAGACGCACCAACGCGAGCATTGATTACCGCTGCGACTCTAAATCCATCTAGCTGCTTAAGACCATGCATGACCGGAGTCATCCAAGGTTCGCCACGGCTCATTCCGGTACGAGTTTGCTGATAAACGTGGATCACTCTATCCGCAGGTATACGAGTACGCTTTCTGCTAGAGCTTAGAGCGGTATATTCCATGTCATTGGGGTGATTAACGAGCATATGGTACGCAACAGGGCGTCTAAACTCGTCAAATTCAACACCCATACGGACTCTATTGCCGTTATAAGTGTCGTTATAGTCTTCATCTACACGATCAGGCTCAACAAACTCAAGGCTAATAGAATCGTGAAATTTCGAGCTACGATGAACAATAATAAACGCCTCACCATCTCTCACCACGCTCTCTATGACCAGTTTTTGTACATCAACCCAAGTCATGTTGCCGCTAACGGTACAATTCTGGATTTTGCCCCAAGTTCTGAACGCTTTTTCGACTAAATCATTGCCGACTGAGTCCAAAGTTCCGGCAGAGTTCATCGCTTTACACTGTGTAGTGAATCCACGGTCGCCAACGATGTTATTCTTCATCAAGTTGACGTATCTGCGAGCATATTCGTTATTTCTTACCAGTTCCCGTGATCTAGCACGTAGAATCTTGATAGCAGGACGCAATTCAGCGTCTGC